CGCCTAGCAAATTGTTTAGGCGTTAGATTATTTATTTTCATTATTGCTCTCCTTGTTTGTAAATAAGCGGATAAATTTTGTTCCGTCTGTTTCTCTCCATGTTCCGCATTGCGTTGGATAGGTGGCATATATAGAACAATATGTATTTGTTCTCGGTTTACCCATATCATCATCCCAGCATTCAATATCGAAATACTCTTTATCTATTTCTATTTCGTTCCAAGATTGTTCCCCTTGGTTTGAATCTTTTAAGAAATCTTTATATATTTTTTTTGCTTCTAAACGAGCTTTATTAAGCTGTAATTCAGTTATCATTTTCCCCCCTTGGTTTTATAAGTTTTTAAAATGGTTTTAACTTTGTTTACTAAGTCTTGGTAATTTTTCGCGCTGTAGCCGTTAGCCTTGAACAGTTCCAAGGCCTCGGGGTTGATTAGCGGGTTATCGTCAGTATGCGCTAAGAACCAGTTAAGAAGCTCTAATTCTTGGCGGTTAATCTTTGGCTTGTTGAAGTTGTATCTTTTAATGCTCATTAGTTTAAGCCCTCAACTTCATACCAGTCAGAGTCATAGATTGTTTCTTGGTAAGCATATTTATAATCAACATCTCCGACATCTCCATTGCTATAGGTTTTAGTTGTTCCATCTTTAAAGGTTACAGTTAAATCCCCATACTTTATGTCGTAGTCTTTGACATTATCAAAATCAATCCCAAGCTTTTCAAGATCAAAAGTTATTGGGGCGGTATGTAGTGCTTCAATGTATCGCGGTTTATTATTTCCCCAGTCCATTAGATCACCCACGATATAAGAGTTAATAAGGATGCAAAGAAAAATATAATTATTATATTTTCGGTAATTGTCCGCGCTTGGTTCGTCCAGTGTTGCGGTTTTCTTGGCTTGTGTAGTTTGTGCGCAAAGTCTTTCATTATTTCCCCCTTAATAGTTGAATGAGTTTATCGTGCAAAATGTCGATTTCTTTTGGGTTTAATTGATCGTTTATAGTCTCTTCATAGTTATCTATAGGGCTACTGGTTGAAGCATAACTATTAACGCTGTTGATAATGTGAGCCAATAAACCTAATTCTTTTTTATTTAATTCCATTTAGGCCACCTCTAATAGATCGTTATTGTCAATTCGATAACAGATAGTTTCATAAATCTCATCCACTGAATAATCTATAAATCTATTGCTGTATTCAAAATCATCATCTATATAACTGTGTACGCTAACCTCTATGAGACTGTGATGTACAGTTATAAACATGAAATAATCCTTATACTCTTTTTGGTACTCTTTAATTATCATTTAAGCCACCTCTTCAAGTTTATTGACATACTCACAAACAATCTCTTCACCTATGATGTAGGTATACATGTTTACAACTCTTTCAGCATTACTAAAATCAGTTGATACTTCGCCAAATTCAGACTGCTCATACTCTCTAATATGCTCTATAACATCAAAAACTTGATCACCTAACCATTGCTTCGCTTGGTAAGTGCCTATGATGTAATAGTCAGTATTGAAAGCATGATAATGAAGATCATCCTTGTTCTCTTCTATCCATTCCGCATCTTGATCATTAATGAAATCATCAAAATATTCTTTTATTTCTTCTCTTTTATAATCCATTTTTACTCTCCTTTAATAAATGGGTTGCTTATACCACGAAAGCCCCGAAAAGACGGGGCGCTAAATCGTGGGGGGTTGTTAGTTTGTAGCACCTCTAATAATTAACAATGCTTGGTCTATAATTTCTCTCAAAATTATTGTTCCATCTATGGCATCTTCGACAAGGGCAAAACAGAACTCTAATCTTTCTTGCTCTTCTCTTTCTGTCATTTGGTATGACTTGCGCGTTAAATATTCGCGATTGCTTTCGGTGTTGTATTTATCCAATTTACTCTCCTTAATTAGTTAATGAATACTATCTATAATACGCACATTTTCCCACATTGCAACATATTTACATAAATTAATTATGTGTATTTGTGTAAATCCTTTAATATAGGGGCATAAGGGAATATTAATTAATTACAATTAATTACTAATAAAAATGAATTATGGAACAAAAAACGCCTAAAAAGAGAGGAAGAAAGGCTTTAATTCTTACACAAGATCAAATTAATCAAGTTGAATATTTGGCTGGCTTAAATATGGGAGTCATGGATATTTGCCGCTCCCTTGGTATTTCTTGGAGTGCCTTTGATAAAAACCGCAAAAAAAAACAAGAAATAAATGACGCATTAGAGAGAGGAAAAGCAAAAGGATTAACTAGAGCAACTTCTAAACTCATGGAAAAAATAGAAGATGGCGAATTTCAAGCGATCCAGTTCTATTTAAAATCCGCCGACCGCGAGCGCTGGGCTGAAAAACAGGAGCACACGCACACGCTAAACCTAAGCGAAATAATCAGCTCCGCCAACGCGCGCATCATCGAACACAAAGGCGAAGCGCTCCCCGCAAGCGCGCCCGAAGATATCGACATAAAACAATTAAACAAGGCCACGAAGTCATGAGAGCTTGCGCACGGGGTAATTATCTTCTCCCTTGTACCTACCCACGCGCACGAGCGCGCGAAGCTCTAGCGCAACTCTCCGCGCTTCTCACAGCGCGCTCACTTAATTACAGTCCAGGCGCGCGCTAGGGTGAAAGTTAGTACCTACTATCGCTGTATGACCCCCCCTTGCGTTGGGAGCGCGGGGCAGTGTACATGGAACTCTTGCGATAATTTTTTTTAATTTTTTTTTAAATTTTTTTTATGAAATATAAAGCCGAAGACGAAAAGAGATTAATGACAGAGATATGGTCAGTCAATGTAAAAGACGATCCATTAAACTTTGTTAAGTTTGCTTTCCCATGGGGAATGAAAGACACCCCCCTTGAAGACTTTAAAGGCCCGCGTAAGTGGCAGGAAAAAATTTTACGAGAAATGACAATCCATATTGCTAGAAATGGCACTAGGGATTTACCAGAGATGTTTAGAATGGCTGTAGCTTCAGGTCGTGGTATTGGCAAATCTGCTTTGGTTGCATGGATTATTCTTTGGATGTTATCCACAAGACTGGGAGCTACCATCATAGTAACCGCTAACACCGAACAACAGCTTAGAAGCAGAACTTGGGCTGAACTTGGTAAATGGATGACTCTTGCAATTAACTCTCATTGGTTTCATAAAACCGCAACCACAGTTAAACCAGCACCTTGGTTTCAAGAAGCGCTAGAGCGCGACCTCAAGATTGATACTGGTTATTACTACGCGCAGGCGCAACTATGGAGCGAGGAAAATCCAGATGCCTTTGCGGGTATTCACAGCTCCTACGGGGTCTGTTTAATCATGGATGAGGCTTCGGGTATACCTTCGCCTATCTACAGCGTATCCGAGGGTTTCTTCTCTGAACCAACATCCAATCGTTACTGGTTTACTTTCTCCAACCCGCGCCGAAACACAGGCCCATTCTACGATTCCTTTAATAGCAAAAAGCGCTTTTGGCAGAATGTACAAATCGACTCGCGCACAGTCGAAGGCACTGACCAAAAACTCTTCCAATCGATGATCGAGCAGTATGGCGAAGATTCCACAGTCGCGCGCGTGGAGGTCATGGGCGAGTTTCCTAGCGCGGACGATGATACTGTCATACCGCTTGACTTAGTGCGCGGTGCGGTAGAACGCGATGTCACGCTCACTGCAAATGAACCAATCGTTTGGGGTTTGGATGTTGCGCGATTCGGTGGCGATAACAGCGCTTTGTGCGTGCGCCAGGGAAACACTGTTTTAGAAATTAAATCATTTGCCTCCATGGACTTGATGCAACTTTGTGGTGTGGTTAAAAATCGATTTGATGATTGTACTGTTATGGAAAGACCGCAAGAGATCTTGGTCGATGTCATTGGTCTTGGTGCTGGAGTGGTTGATCGATTGCGTGAGCAGAATTTACCAGTGCGCGGGGTGAATGTGGCAGAAGCTCCAAGCACCAAAAAGAACTATTTGAACTTGCGTGCTGAGTTATGGTTTGCGATTAAGGATTGGCTGGCGCAGCGTGATTGCCGACTTCCTAATGATGATGAGCTTGTATCAGAATTAGCTGCGCCTCTTTACAAATATACTTCGACTGGAAAAATAAAGATAGAGTCAAAAGATGAAATGCGCAAACGCGGAATAAAATCTCCCGACAAAGCAGATGCACTTGCATTGACCATGGCAAGTTCGGCTGCAAGTTTTAGTGGAAGCGAGAGTGTTTTCGGTTATAATTTCAAAAAACCTTTAAAATCTCGAATCATTCGAGTGGGATAGTTTTACATGGCAAAAGATTACGAAGACAAAATGGAAGATGTGGTTAGTTCTGAAACTGACATGGAGCATCTTGCTGGTGTTATTAAATCAGAGATGGATGATGCAAAAGATTTCATTCATCAAGTAGGTGCAGAGCGAGCAGAATCTACAGAATATTATTTAGGTGAGCAACCACAAGCACAATCTAGTATGCAGTCTGAATTTGTTTCGACTGATGTTAGAGATAGCATTTTGTTTATGCTTCCATCTATCATGCGTACATTCTTTGGTACTAAAAAGATTGTTGAATTTGTACCTCATGGCCCAGAAGATATCCCTGTTGCCGAGCAACAAACCAATTATGTTAATTACATCATTCAAGAAAAAAACCAAGGCTTTCAAGTTTTATACGATGCGTTTAAAGATGCGTTGGTTAGAAAGAGTGGTTTTGTCAAAGTCTTTTGGGATGATTCTATTTCAGCATCTACCAGCGAATATACAGACTTAGATCCTGTTTCATATCAAGCCTTGGTGCTTGATCCTAATGTAGAGATTGTTAATGAATCTGTCACCATGGAAATGATGACTCAAGTTGATCCTCTATCTGGTGAAGAAGTAACACAAGAGATTCCTGCTAAGTACGATGTAACGATTCGTAGAGTTAAAGCCAAAGATCAAGTGTGTATTGAATCCATACCACCCGAAGAAGTTTTAATTTCACGCAACGCGCGCGATCTCGAATCTGCATCTTATGTCGCGCACCGCATGATTAAATCTGTTTCTGATTTGGTTGCTATGGGCTACGATCAAGACGAAATAGAACAATACGCAACCCAAAGCTCTAGTGCAGTTGACCCAGAAGCCTTTGATGAGATAGAGGCAAGAAATCCATTTGACAACATGGTATACCCAGACAGAAATGATACTGGGGCGAAAGAAGTTTTATATGTTGAACATTATCTTTTTTATGACTTCGATGGCGATGGCATAGATGAAAGAATTAGAGTTTGTACTGCGGGTGAAGGTGTGAATGTGTTGAATGTAGAACAATGGGATGATTTACCTATTGCTATGTTCTGCCCTGATCCTGAACCACATACTGCAATCGGTTCGTGTCCAGCGGATTACTTAAAGCCTATCCAAGCTGCAAAATCCCAAATTATGCGAGATACCCTTGATTCGCTTGGACACTCTATCTTTCCTCGTATGGCTGTTGTTGAAGGTCAAGTCAATATTGACGATGTACTCAATACTGATATCGGACAGCCCATTCGAGTTCGCGCCCCTGGGATGGTTCAACCCTTTACAGTACCCTTCGCTGGTAAAGAGGCTTTCCCTGTTCTTGGATACCTCGATGAAGCAAAAGAGAATAGGACTGGTGTGTCTAAAGCCTCTGCTGGCTTAAATGCAGATGCTTTGCAATCAAGCACCAGTGCAGCTGTGTCCGCTACCATGTCAGGAGCGCAAGGCCGAATAGAAATTATTTGTAGACATTTTGCCGAGGGTGGACTCAAACAACTCTTTAAAATTACTAATAACTTAATTATCAAGCATCAAAACGCACAAGATGTATTTAGATTAGAAGGTCAATTTATTCCTGTTGATCCTAGATACTGGGAATCAGATAAAGATATGGTGGTTAATGTAGCTATCTCTAAATCTTCTGACGAAGAGAAGTTTGCAATCCTTGCACAACTTGCAGGTAAGCAAGAACAAATCATGCAAACTCTTGGGCCAAGCAATCCATTGGTATCCATGCAACAGTATTCTAATACTTTGACTCGCATGATAGAGATGGCTGGATTTAAAGATCCACAAGCGTTTATTAATACGCAAGTACCACCTATGCCTCCGCAACCACCTGAGTCACAACAACCTGATGCAGCTACCATGCTCGCACAAGCAGAAGCCATGAAAGCGCAAAACCAAGCGCAGAAAGCTATCATTGATGCTGAGACTGATCGCATGAAGATCATCATGGATGATGATAGAAACAGAGATGAGACAGAAGCGCAGATTAGACTTAAAGCAGCAGAATTAACTGCTAAGTATGGCGCACAAGTCAACATTGCAGAGATAAATGCTATCATGGAGCGTGACCGAGAAAACATTAGGCAAACTGCAAAAGATCAAGCTCAAGGACTATTTACTGGCAATGGCAATCAAACTATATAACCTAGAAGTGTTAGTTGACGATCTAGTTTATGTCGGTAGTGATATTAGAGCCAAAAGCCAAGAAGATGCAGTTAGAATACTTGGTATTATTTCTGGTGGCGAAGTCACCGAGGATTCAGAAGTATTAAGCTGTGAGGAGAAAACTTTACACTAATGGCTATTACATACAGGGGCGAAAGGTTTAGTGGTTATAACAAACCTAAAAGAACACCTAATCACAAAACAAAATCACACGCAGTTCTAGCAAAGGTTGGCGATGTCATAAAACTTATACGCTTTGGTCAACAAGGTGTAAGTGGTGCTGGTAAAAATCCAATGACTGCAAAAGATAAAGCCAGGAGAAAGTCATTCAAAGCTAGACACGCTAAAAATATTTCTAAAGGAAAATTGTCAGCAGCTTATTGGGCTGATAAAGTTAAATGGTAGTATAATAAAATTATGGATACATTAATTACAATAATAGTTCTGTCACTTGTTGGCGGTTTTTTAATAAAAAAATATAAACCAACACTTTGGCATAAAATTACTTCTAAGTTTTACAAGTAAATGAAAAGAACTTTTAAAAAAGTTCCGAAGACTAAGGGCGGCGTTCCAAAAAAATATGTTAGTGGAGCAAAAAACCCAAAGGCAAGAGAAGAAGAAATTAAAAGAACTTCTGCTTTATATAAAGCTGGCAAACTTACACCAGCTATGATGAATAGAATCGCAAAACAAAGGGCTAAAAGTGTCAAATAAACAAGATGTTATAAACAAATATCACAAATCTAGTGGTATATCAAAAAGCACTTTAGGAAAAGTTTATCAACGAGGAATGGGTGCTTATTACTCTTCTGGCTCTCGTCCTGGACAAACACCGCAATCATGGGCTGCTGGTCGTGTAAGATCATTTGCTACAGGTAAAGGCGGTGCAAGAAAGGCAGACGCAGATTTATTAAGAC